CCTTCCCATTCAATAGCGCGTCTTCCCATTTGCTGAGAACTTCGCGGCCAAGCTTGATAACCCGAGTCGCTGCAATAGTCTCATCTTTGTCGAGCTTTCCAGCCTTCTTCATGGTGATTAAAACGGTGACTGCCTCGGAATAGGAGATCTTTGAAAGTTTGTACTGCTTTGCTGGATCTTTACCAATCGAAGTGAGTGTTGTGCATCCCGGGGACAGTGCGATGCCGGCAACAATGATAATCGCTGGAAGTTTCCGCCCCTGCTTCATGTCAAGCCCAAATATTCCAGCAAGTACCCGAATGAATCGACTTACCTTCTTAAGAGCTTCATCGTCTGTCGGTGTTGGCGTTGCTGCCACAATTGCGCGGGCAACTCCGTAAAGCGCCACAATGAATGGGCAAACCCATATCCAATTCTCTTCGAGCCATTTTAACCATTCCATTTCGACCTCCTATTATCCGGTCTTGGTATAAAGAATAATACTCACGTCCTGTGATGAGGCGGAGTAAATGCGGACATCTTCAAGATACTTCTTTCCGTGAATCGAATACACCGTGGGCAATTGAGCATTGTTTGCATCAGCTGCGGTGCCGTCAAAAGAACAGTGCAAACTGCCGTCAGACTTTATCATAACGCCATAGTCGCTATTTGTAAGCGATTCACCAAGAAACGTTGCAAGATCCGTACTTGCTTGAACAGCCTTCATCACGCTTAGGCGGTCATAATAACCGTCTTCTATTCTCATAAGATCGCTCATAGTATTACTCCTTTATTTCAGTTTTTTGATAGGTTTACATTTGCCTTGCGGCGTTTTAGAAAGTTCAACGGTATAGAAATGATTCGGTATCCAATACCAAACACCGTTCCTGCGCTCTTTCGCCTGTAGATGATATGTGTACGCCGGATGGTCACTTGATAACTCCCATAATTGCGCGTTTTCCTTTCCTCTACGCCTGACAATCTCTCTATACTGCGCCTCCGCCAAGTCTAGACATTTCGTTGTCTGTGTCTGGCATCCGGTCAGTAGAAATATGAGCGCGAGGTATTTCATTATATTACATAGTATTGGCTTATATTAGATTCAACAATAGAGAAGGAACTAGATTCATCTCCATCAAAAAACAAAACCTCTTGAATAGTTGTTTTTAGCGGCGCTGATGCGTTTCCAATACTGGCGTTCGTTGTAGTTCCTGCCGATCCTACATCACCGGAGCCAACCTGAGTACCATTTACGCGAAATAGTGAATTTACCCCACTGTATAGCGCAGACCAAACCTCTTGGGTTTCCGAGAAATCACCGCCTAAAACGTTTACTCCTGCGTAGATACGGCGCTCATCATCTGCCGCCCACGCGATTAAACTGCCACTGCTAAACAAGTACTTATTTCCGCCAGCGGTTATTTTAGAGACTGCAAAAAGCGTCAGCGGTTGTGCATATGATGTCATGCCACCCGCGTCTGTGAGCATATCGTCAACACCATCACACAATAGGGCAGGTTTGCCGTTTTCTAAAACTATACCTGTTGCGGAGTCGTATATTTTAGGCTGTTTCGTCGTGTCTGCCTGTGTGAACTCATAGGCGTTTGCAGATTGATCGTACCATGTCTTAACATAGCCATTCGCACCCGAGCAAAACGTATCTAAGGCTGTAGCGTCGATTGACGATCCAGAGAATCCTATATCTTGCTCTTGATCATCTGAGTCCCTGCGTACTTTAACGCAGTTAGTTCCGCCCAAATATCTCAGGCTAAGTTTTATAACTGCGCTATCAACAAGTGCCCAGAAAGCGTCACCATAAATATCTGGCATCAAACTTCCCGGTGCGCGAAATCTACCCGCAAATCTGTAAAAATCTCTGTAGCTTACTCTCATGCTGAAAACCCAGTCTTACGTGTTGTTCGTTTCTGGCTGCGAGTTACCACGGCGTCGCCAATGGCAGTGAAAAATTCGTTTTTCTTCTCCAGGTACATTGCGGGATCGTACCATGGGCGGGAAAGCTGGCCGTATAGCTCTTTCTGAGCGCCGGCAACAATGCCTTCGTAAAATCTGTTCAATATCCAAGTGGGACCGTCTGTTGCATCTGCCTCCGGATTAAGGGCGACCTCAACCTTGATGCCGTCTGTGAGATCTTCGCTTGGAACATAGTCCTCTTCAAAGGTGAGTGTGTTCGAGCCGTCAAGGTAGTAACCAACTTCAGAAACTTCGCTATCATTAATTTCAACCTTAATGATACGCTTAATCTCGCCCGCACTTGGCGTCAGCGTGTAGGTGGCCTGGTCCTCAACGGCATCAAACGCAGTTAAGTCTTCTCTCCACACTTCCGACTCGAACAATAGTTTGCGCCATGCACTTCGCAGGGCATCCAGTACCAAGTTGGTTCCTGGACGTTTTGGCATGTCGCGGATTACCTTGATTTCGAGTTCGGATAGTGTGGATAAACTCATTAGACTGACATTCCTTTGTTCGCGAGATCATCATGAAGAGCTTTGTCGCCACTTTTCTTGCCTTCATCATACTCATCTTTGGTGATCTTGCGATTGATTGTGTAGGTGTATGGCTTAAGGCCGCCAATTTCTTTGCGCTCTTCTCCAGGCAATTGCTTGAACTTTGGCACAAATGCATTGTCAGCAACTTCAAGATAATCACTGCGGATAACAGCTGGCTTATTACGTGCCCAAACGAGCATCTTTCCATTGACGCCGAGCGTGACATTCTCTTCGTCTGACTCGCTTCGCTTTGGATGCCAAACGATTTCAAAATAGAAGAAGTCGATACCGTTCTTCTTATCTTCTTCGTCTGGGCGGGTCTTAAATTCTTTAGATCCGACATTTGCAGATTTACCGGCCTTTTCTTCGGCCTGCTTGAGAGCTTTCTGAAGCTCTTCAATCTTCTTTTCCTGCTCTTCTTTTGTTGCAATTTCAGCCTGTAACACCTCAATCATGGCGTCCTTGTCAACTTCTTCAGTCTCCGCAATTGGTTCGACTGTTGTGACTTCTTCTTTTGCGGCTTCTTCTGTTCTTTTTTCGTCCAATGACTTCGGACGGTCGGCTTCTTTTTTCTTTTTTGGTCTTTTGGGTGCTGTCATGGTGGTCTTTCGCCTCCTGTATTGTGCTGTAGACTCTTTGGGGTGGTTATGGTTTGGGAAAAGGATCCCGGCAACCACCTAATTAAAGATGGATGCCGGGCGAAAGAACCTAGTTATAGGTTCCAGCTTCGAACATGCAGTACTGCGCGTCAATGTTGACTGCAGCAGTGCTATCCAGGAAGAACCCGGCTTTAGTTACTGAGCCAGCGGGCATACCAACAAAGTCAGCCATGCCAGTCAGGGAAAGAACGCTTCCGCTCTTAACCGCTTTGGACAAGGTAACTTCGTTTGCAACTTCGCCGTTACTTGTCAGAGCGACAATGGAAGCCCATTCGTTCTGAGCAGTAACTTCGTAGCCAATACGAACCAGTGAACCAACACCAACATGGTCGGTATTGACTGGAGCGTTGAAATGACCAGTGCGGTTAGCAGGCGTGTCCAGTGTCCAAGCACTGATAACATCGCCGTCACCGGCATCGCGCATGTCCTGATCTGCACGCTTATCAAGATAAACGGTAGACAGGTTAGCGAGGTCATTTCCGCCGAGGTATTCAGCAACGCCAGCACCGAGGGCGACAGGAGTGATTGCTCCGTCATCATCAATAGCTTGACCGCCAAATGCAGCGATTCCACGCATGTTACGGGACCATTCGAGGCGTTCCTCGTCAGTCGTAACAAGAGTGCGGATTTTTACCCAATCAGGCACGAAGCCGAGACTGAAATACAGGTCAGCAGCGGTACCGAAGAAGGTTCCAGAGATTTGATTTAACATATTTCAATCCTCCTGGTTACGCGCTATCTGGAGGAACGGCGCTTGCGGCGACTTCCAGACGGGCGATAAAGGTTTGGGTTAGGATCAAGCATGCCTGATCTGCGGTCCAACTTGCGGAACCCTTACGACCCATAGGATCGCCAGGAGCAGGTTTGGGCTGCAGTACAACCGGTTTGGTTGCGCCATGTCCCTGGAGAGGAACGATAGCGTAGGCATCTCGGGCGAGTGCGATAAGCGGATATACATCACAATTCGCGGCGGAGCTGACTTCTTCACCACCAGAAAGATAGGTAGTACCAGAGGCACCAGCAACTTCCCATGAAGTAAAGAGAGAAGACAAGAGGACACGATAGACCCCAAAGCTTCCAACTTCCTGCGGCATGGCTTTCATGCTGTCGCCGTAATTGGCAACAGGAACCCAGCCGGCAAGAGCTTCCAAGTCGGCTTTGCAGTCGGTATGACCGAGCAGTACAAATGCAGCCTGGATAGGTTCTGTGGAAACCTTTGGACTGGCCTTGACGATCTTGGTGATCTTGGTTGCGCGATTCCGCATAAATCCACGCTCAATGCGCTTCAGGTCTGCAGAAGTTGCAGGAGAGTCAACAGTTGCACGGGATGAAACGTTGTTGGCATAGAAAACGTTAGTTCCGCCTTTCAGCGCGTTCCAACGAATCAGCTCAACGACTTCCGCCTGCTGTTCACCCAGGATGTTGAAGGTTTCCTTGAAAACAGGGTCTTCATGGTAGAGCTTCACTTCGCGGGTCAATTCCACGAGATCGCCATAAGTTTCGAGCGTAACCGACACGTCAGAATACGTAAGCTTCTTTGCGGTCGGGGTTACACCTTCTGCCAAAGGCGCGGTTGCAGGAAGAGCCGCCAGAGAGTGATATCTCCGGTAGGTACGAGTCTTCCCGCTGTTCTGTGGCTGCGGGTCTTTCTGCCCGAAACGTTCCAGGATCATCATTTCCTGGGCGCGCTTCAGAAGTCGCTTTGCAGCCTTTACAGCGGTCCGTTGTGTCAGATCGCCGTTTGTGTTATAGTTGGCCATTGGTAGCCTCCCTTTTTGGTTGACCAATGCACGGACACTCACGGCGTTCTGGCTAGTGGCAGTTACTAGATGTGATTTATGTTAATTTATTGACTCGGAACCACCTGAATAATCGTCATGTTCCTGCAACCTTGGCAGAGCACTTCGATTCTGGTACCGGGTCCAAGTATTCCTTTGAAAAGTATTTTCTTGCAACGGGGGTGAGGGCAACGAGTTTCATTCTTCATCGCTTCGATGTCAATCACCTTGGTTTTGTAGGTGCATGTTGCGGTTAAAGTCTGAGTTTCCTTGTTGCTCATCAGTCTTCCACCTCGTAATCATCAAATTCTGCGGCGGCTTCCTCTTCAGACATGTGGCCGCCTCTCTTGGCCTTCTTGCCTTTTCCGCCCTTCTTGGTTCTCACTGTGGAGCCATGGAGGTCGGTGTGCTGCTTTTTCTTCGCAGTGGCCTTTTTGTCAATGACAGAGTTGGTTTTCTTGATTGACGCCTTCTTGTAGGCACCGATCACGGCTGAGACATTTGCGGCAACTCCTGAATCAACAAGAGTGTTAACATCTTCGCCTTGCTCGTTAACCCACTTCCAAAATTCTTTATTATTCTCAAGCTGCCAGACTTCAGGGTGATCATGCGCGATCTCTGCTTTGAACTGCATGTTTGCATTTTCTTTTCTTAGCGCCTGGACTTCTTCATTGCTTGCATATCCGGATGATTCCATTGCTTTCTCAACGGTGGAACCCATCATCTTGAACGCCATGGCAGCCATTACGCCTTCAAGTTCAGCTCCGTAGGTTTCTCGGAACTCGGCCATGTCAATTTCTTCGCCATCTTTACCGGTGATCTTATCAGAGTCAAACAACTCTTTAAGCGCATCGGCCTTGGCTACTTCCATATTCTTACCGCGTTCTGCATCAGCAGTCGCTTTGTCTGCGGCATCCTGCTCGGATTGCTTCAGTGCTGCGGCTTTCTTTTTGATGTCTGCCAACGGGTCTTCATCGTCGTCTTCACTTTCTTCCTCTTCGGCATCATCATCAGAGTCTTCTTCGTCGCTGTCTTCTTCAGTATCATCTGAATCATCAGCTGACTCTTCATCCTCCTCTTCGTCGTCGGAGTCGTCTGCAGCTTCTTCATCTTCTGCATCCTCGTCGGTTGAAGTGTCATCGGTTTCGTCGTATTCCGATTCGTCCTGGTCAAAAAGAGCTTCCTGCTCTTCGATGGACATCTCTTCTTCGGTTTCCTGCTCGGCGCTCATTTCAATGTCGTCTGGCATGATAGTTGTTCCTCTTGGAGTGTTATTGTTAAGTCAGGCTTGAAATATCTGACAAGATGCTTAAGGCTTCCGCAGTCAACATCGACCACATTATTCCAATCGATCTTGCTGACCTCTCTCGCCTTCCATTGTTCTGCGTAAGGATTGTCCACCTGTACGCCATTCAATGTACAATGCTTAAGCGCGTTGTTGATAAAGTCGATCTGGTGAGAGTATTCAGCATCGCGAAGGCGAACGCCATGAAGGGTAATCTTTTGGAATCCCTCATGTATTGCCAGGCATAATGCAAGGCTGATTGAACAACCCATACTGCTTATGCTGAATTTATCAAGCAATTCCATTGGCAACAGATGTTGACCGTCCGGATTAATGCCTTCGATCTTTTGAACAACGGACACTTTGCCACCATTATCAATTACATTGTCATACCACTTTTTCCAGTTACCAGGAAAACGGCCACGACTTTCGTTGACATGTGGGGCATAGTGAATATTAAAAACGCGGTCAGGCATCATCCATGGATAACACCTGTACCAATCGTTGCACGTCCATATTTCAGCACCATTCGCAGACAGGTCTTTCTGGCTTACGCCTTTAAGATCTGCCCGAAATAGGCCACAAATATGAACGTGCTTAATCATTAGGTAGTCGCGTCAAATGTGATTGCGTCTGAGGTGTAGACTTCGCCGTCAACCAGAAGGTTGAGATAGAATGTGTCTGCACCGGAATGAGTCATATCAATATCAATGTCGCCATCGACTTCAGAGATGACAACGCCACTGATAAGGCTGTCGCCGCCATCAGGGAGAAGGATACCGTCAGTGCCGATTGCCCATGAGTCAGGGCCGCTGGCTTCGATTGTGTCGCCATCTGCATCGCTGGACAGGTAAAAACCCATGCCTGCGCGGTATGCAACATCTTTACCGTCTGCGGATTTGAGCTGGACAGCCACGTTGATTACATTGGCAGCTTCAGCGCCAACAACAATAGATGCGGATGCAACCTTTTTCTTGCTTGTTGCAGTCAAGAAGGTCTGGGGCTTCAACCAGACGTGAGCCACATTCAGAAATCGCCTAAGCATACGTTGTACGTAGGGCATGTTCTTACCTCTATTTTATGAGTTTTCGCGCTTCACTTGGAAGTTCGAGCACTCGTTTCAGGTAGTTGATACCACCCATTTTGTAACGAAGATCCTCCGTTAGATCCTCATCGGAAAACTTTGGAGATGTTCTGACCTCATCCTCTAAAATCTGCAGATCCGCGCCAACCACCTTCTTAAGCAGAGCCCAAAAATCACCCTGTTCAAAGTTTGCGAGCTGTTGCAGTTCATAAGAATCTAGTTTGATCAATTAATGTCTCCTGTATTCAATAATTGTACACATGATGTCAATGGATGTCAAGTTATTTGCAAAATTATTGTTTCGTTCATGCATCGAGTCGCTTGCTCCCGGACCATTTAACCCGGCAAATTGCGCCGATGTGGTTCGTTCTCTGAATCAGTTGAACTGAGTATCCGATAGCCTCGAAATGCTTCACAAGATTCTCAGCAACCTCTGCAGATGTATTGTCGTCTGGATTTCTTGGGGGGTATTTTAGATCCAATTCACATTCCGTCTTGCCTTTCTCGGTGTAAATGCGAACTTTCTCCGCCGCACGATTGATAGCCTTGGACGACCATGTTTCGATATCGATGTCTCTGCATCGCTTCATATGATCTCTTGCGTCGTGCTGATCCATCACAGTACCCGATAGCTTTGATTGATTACCAGGTGCTGAGTTCCGTTCTTCGTTATAAAATCCTCTTCCATATCGCCAAGTTCCAGGAATGGACGGTTTTTATAGAATACAATCTCCTTGTCGTCGCCTATCGCTTTGTGACGACAATCAACCTTAAATGACTCATCCCAGTTTTTATGAAACACATCTTGAAACGCACCTGCGATCAGTTTTTTGACTGCGAGAATCTGTTTTGCTACAATCCGCTGCCCAATCTCGTCTGACTCATCCTGAGTCTTTGGAAAGTGGCCCATGTCGTAGTTGTAAATCTCGATGGTGGTCTCTTCGTTCGGCATGTGCTACTCCTGGTTATTGTTCTCGTTTCGTTGATTCATCAATAGTTCAGCCTTCTTAAGCTCCAACTCTTCATCCTTGCGGCGCCCATCGTTTTCGATCTCTGCTATCTCGGCTGCGGTCTTTTCCTTGTCGAGTTCCTGGGCCTCTGGGTCGTTCTTCGCTTCTTCAACTTCAACAGCTATCTGCCGTTGGCGCTCTTCTTCCGCCTGCACCTTGGCAAGGTACTCTTCCTGAGAATAAAGAACCTCGTCAGGATCAATGTCGTTTGCTCTGAGAACTTCCTCAAGCAACTTCATGACGCGAACCATGCCCTCAACTGTCTCATTGCTCATTACCAAGTTGATTAACTGCATAAGCTTCTGGACTCGAACAACCTTATCCTGGAAGCTGGTGAACCCTTTCGCGATTGCAACATAATTGCCCTTGGCAACTGCTGACTTCGGATCCATCATTATGAACTCAAAGTAATCGTTGGTTATAGGCTCGGTGTAGTAGCTATCAAAGTTGCGGATAACGCCGGCAATGTATTTCCCCGACTTCTCCATCATCTGACTTGCTTCATAGGCCGTATTCGGCGTTACCGGGCCAAGAGCTCCCTGCGCCATCTTCGGTATATTCGTTTCGTCGTCAAGCATCTCCTGAGCAAGTCGGATCACGCTGATAAGTGTCTCGCCAGTGTCGGCAAACTGGAGCTGGTAGACTGAATCCTGGACTGGCTTGTTAGTTGTTCCTAAGGGTCTGAACTTGCCAGGCTGTACTGACATATCTTCATCATCTTTGAAATGATGCGGATTATAAAACCCCTGAATGTCGCCCGAAAGCTTTTTATTGTCCTGGAACGCATTGAATGCGCCGTTTAGAATTTCCTGCGCTTGGAATCCATTGTCAGCAATGCCAACGCCCTGCTGATGGTCAAGATCGTCTTCCCATTTTACCTGGTAGAACTTGCGAAGGTCGGTATCATCGTCAACGGGGAGAAATCGCACGACCATATTATTTGCCACGACGCACAGTATTTCCTGCTCGTTTCCATCGGTCTCGTCAATCGTGTCGAACCCTGCATCAAACTCCGGAGCCTTTTCGTTGAGAAAGTCTTTTTGGTAGTCTCGGATGACCTTCTTCGGCACTCGGCATCGGAATTCACGGAATTTAATATTGTTCTTGCTGTATTCAATATTTCGGCGGCCTGGTGCCAAGTTACAGTCATCGCCCTCGCCTTCATGATCGCTGGTCATGCTTTCGTTAATAACCATTTCAATTACCGGCTTAATCCATCCCGCGCCATCTTCTGAGGCTTCGCGAAGTTTGTACGCCGTAAAGTTTTGTTCGCGACAAAGGCCATCACCTTTTCGAATGTCGTCCTCTGTCATATCCCAGAACATCTCCCATACAGGCACCCACTCAATCATAGGCGTCTCGATCTCATGCACAACGCGCTCGAATCGTTGGTCTTCCGGGTCTTCCACTTCAAATTCATACTGTATCGGCTGATACTCAACGCGCTTAACAGTATCGACATAGTAAGTTGCCCATGCCATACCATACTTGCCAGCAGAGAAAACAGCCTTAACGGTTGGCTTGTCAATCTTGCTAAGTGCAAACATCGTCTGGATCTGCCTGTTTGCATGGTCAATGTCTTCGGCATGCTCGTCATGCTCCTGCGTGGTCAGGTCTTCCCAAAGTTCGTTGACCTTCAGCCCTGCATTGAGAACCCCACCCTCTAAAACATGGTCCAACACCAACGCGCAACCGGTCAACCATTTCTGCTTAACCGCGCCAATTGAAGTATTCGCCCTCCAGTCTTTCCCCTCATCCTTCTTCCAGTCACTCTGGCGGATCCTGCGAATAGTACAGTCGTTTTGTTCCCACTTGATATCCAAATCCTGCCGGTCTGATGACCAGCGCGAGTATAAGACATCGATAAGATATTCCGCCAGCGGTGACACCGGCTTATTTGTTGTTGTTGCGGCCATTGGTCATGGACTCCTGAAATTGATGATCATCGATTAAGCGCTGTGTAATCATTGTACACACATAGACAATAAATGTCAAGGCCAATATCTGTCAAGCGTTGAAAGACAGCACATCAAAGAATGCATTGCAGGCAGGTTCTTAGGGTCAATATCGGGGGTTGCGCGAAATTGGTCTAATTCTCGGATTAAGATGCTGTTGCGCTTCATCTTAAGGCGGGAAAGTGTCAACTCGCGGGTGATTACACTAACAGGCTGAGAGTCGTCATTCCATTCCGCGTCAAGAAATGAAGTCTTTGGCTGAAGCATCGTGCATCGGTTGAAATCAATCTGGTACCGGAATAGCGTCTCATCATCCTGGCGGTGGGAATATGTGTTGCAAAAGTAGTTACTCCAGACATTGAGTAGCCAAGTAACAACGCCCTCGGCTATAATCGAGCCATCAGTGTCGTCAAGAATATGATCGACCGTTACCCATTCAGTCTCATCGAATATGTAGGTTGTCTTTGTGTCAACATTCCGCCCGGCAACCAGTGAATACCCGCGAATCCTGCTGTGCCCGTCGTCGCTCTTGACATTTGACGGAAGGAACATGCCGCCAAGCATGCGATACTTTCCATCAGGCGCAACACTTGTGTCCTTGTCGAACCAGAGCCGAACCTCCCGGGTCTTCATGTCCATCTGCTGACGGATAGGGGGAACTATTGTTAAACTCATTTAGATTTTCTCCAATAGATCAGGATTATCGTGGATATTGCCAATGAGTTCCGCGCACTTGATCCGGTAAAAGTCTCTGGCTTGGTTCTCGCATTCAGGCTCACCAATCCATTCAACGTAAAACTCTAACCAGTCTTCACACTTAATTACGAAGCGGTCACCATTGTCGAACTCGCCTATATCGCCTTCATACCAGAAGAGATCTTCATCTTCCTGGAGCCCAGTGCATTGTTCTGTAATAAGGTGCTCAAATCCTGGATAAGATGAATAGTCAATACACATATGGCTGCTTGCATATTTAAAACCTATCAATGGATCGATCTCCATGACAAACGCGACCCCTTCACCAAGCGTATTGTAATAAACGCCATTCTTCGTGTCTCTGATTCTATATTGAAACCTACTCATACTGCTGCTCCTCCCCATAGTGGGTCTTCTCCGTTTATCGTTGAGGTGCCAGAACTGACACCGGCCTCGGCTGCTCTCTGCAGCGCGAGATTGAAAGCGTTCACGAGCGCGTCTATTCCGTCATCGTGCGCGCCGTTTGGAAACTCTGAAATGTGTTTGATGAGCATTGCAACCCATGGATCGCTTGGGTGGCCGTTAACGTAAACATTCCCCATAAGGAATATAGGTTCGAGAACAGATGCCCTGATAACTTTATCGCCTTTGAGGGTGATCTTCCGCACTACCCGAACGCCTTCGAGAACTTTCTTCAGGAGCGTGTACTTGTCCTTGTATCCCGCGACTGATTCCGTTCCCTGCCACACTTCTGCGCCATCTTCCAGGGCGGTCGCACGGATTAGCTCATCACGTTTCGGGGCTTCTTCCCGGCAATACTTCCCGTCTTCAATGTAAATATCGTAGATTCTTACAGGCTCCCCGGTATCGTTCAGGATGGTTTTCCCCATTAAATCACGCACGATCTTTTGACGCACTGCCAGGCAGATGCCGAAAGTGTAATCTGGATCCGCGCTATTCCTTTCTTCCTCAGTTGACGCCAAGTCCCAGGCTCGTACATAAAACAGATCGTCAGGCATCTCTGCGTTGTATTTGATGTGCTCGGTTTTGATCATGTTCCCGCCCTTTGTTGTCGGGTCTCCCTGGAGCAGGCAATTTGCAGCGTAACTATTCACTCCGCCAAGCATGGCGAATTGCACCTGGTACCAATGATCATTGAACCTCTCAGGAAAAAGGTATGTGCCATCTTCATACATTGCAGGGAATACGACCTGCTGGAACTTTGGAAACAGTGGGTCAAAGTCTTCATGCTTCTTGTCATTGCGATTCTTTATGCGTCCTGAGATGTCGTCAACATGCCACCTGGTATTCAGCACGATAACAATGTGAACCGGGGCGATACGTGAAAAGAAGTCATTCGAGAACGATTCCCAGCGGCTATTTCTCAGCGTCTCGGACTCGGCCTCTTTGCGGTTCTTGAAAAAGTCATCGATAACCAGAAGAGATGCGCCATTACCAGTCGCGCCACCATCGGCACCAACATAAATCATCTCTCCAGTGTGCTTCTCAAGGGCCCTTACTTTTACACTGTCCGTCTTCTTGCTCAACCTTGTTTCATAGAGCTCTTTGTATGCGCCACTATCCATGATCCGCTTAGTCGCCCGGCTGAACTTCTCCGACAACGAAGCTGCATATGTGCCAACGATAACCGATTCGTCCGGGAACTCTCCGACGAACTTTGCAGGCAGAAAGCGAGAACTAGCGTCACTTTTGCCGTGACGATATGGAACCGCGATACTGATGTAGCTCGATATGCCATTCCTGAAATTCTCTATTGCTTTGTCAAGGATCGTATTGATCTCTCGCGTGTGCCGGCCAACTACTAGCGGGTTATTCGGCTGCTGCCAGCAATACTCCATGAAATGCAATCCGGACTGTCTCGCCTGGCTCTGCATGCACGACAATGCCGCCTGGTTCTTGACCTCCGCCTTCTGGACAGGAGCGAGCCAGCGCAAGTGCTTGAGCCGGTCCTGGTACTTCGTGAAGGCGGTTGCGTCGGTCATTTAGCTTTCCTTCATCTTCTTAATATCTTCATCACCAATCCGCGCCCATCGATGTTTTGGCACTCTTTTAATAGCATCGCATTTCATTCCGTTCTCAAATAGGCGATGACAATCACCTCGAAGGTCGCAGCTATCGCATGTTAATTCATGACATCCATGCGACACAGCTAAATATACTTCTGTATATCCTATGCCAGTTGGCTGTTTTAGGTAAATCATTTCTTCCGCATCCTCTCTTGCTTTTCTATTCTCTTTTTGGCCTCTTTGAAATGTTTTCCGCAGAAGTTAGTAAGCTTATTCGCGATCATTAACGCCTTGACTGTCGGTTTCCCGCATTTAGCACAACTCATTTCCTCTTCCTCTTCTCAATAATGTTCTTGACTACCGGGTAGAGCAGCAGGCCCGAAAGGAACCGAGAACGTACTTTCCGCGTAAAAGATCGTCAATTACAAGGTCTCCCTCCATGCAGGTGCAATCAATACGCATCCCATGCTTCTTGCATAGCTCCGTCAGCTCATTAAGAAATGCCTGCTTTTGTTCATCTGTGTGTTCTACCATCACTCACCCCCTGCGTCGTTGTCAACCACCCACTTCTGTCGCGCGGTGCCAATTGGCTTTCTGTTCTTGATCATGCAGGTGAAACAGCCAGACTGATAGAAATCAAATTTCGTTCCGGTGTCCATGTGTTCTGCATACACGTGATAACCGTCAGGATATCCGCCATCATAAGATTGGCCGCCGCCATTCATTGCTGTATTGGTGACAACACACGCACCTTTTGCAAGGTGTGGCAATAAGGAAATGCGTATCTCTCTCTTGCAGTTATTTATGCGTGTGTAGACATCATCGTTCAATTCCAGCATAAACAGATCGCCATAGTTTAGTTTGATACTCATCGTGCTACTCCTTATGCTCATTGGTTACGTCAATCGTCATATCGCCCATGAGCTTGTCCAGGTGCGTTGCGCGTTCTTCTGGGGTCATGGCGTCGAATAGGGTGCGCATCTCCTGGACTGTCGTGTGGACATGCCCGATCGTGCCGGTGTGGTGGACCTCAAGCTTTTCAACGTAGAGATCAAAGTATTTCGCGAGTGAGTCAAGAGCCTTCTGCTTGTCGTAGAGCTCAAACTCGATCTCCTGGATCTCGTGCCAGGTTACTTCCTCGCCTTCACCTTCTTTAACAGGCTTCGTGCGGATCTTGATCTTCTTCATCGCGCGCTTGGTGTCGTCGCTCAACTTATCAAATTCGGTGATCTTCATCACGTAGATGTCCACGCCGTAACGATTCTTCCGCTTCTCATACTGAACAACGTCCGTAATCGATGCAAGAGCGAGATACTTAAACTCGTCGATAACCCTCTGCGCGGATAAGGCGGTCTTATTTCGCCCCCTGCTACGGAGCTTGTCCATTTCCTTTTCCAAGGCGCGCAAAACATTCGGCTTGTTAAATAGTTCGCTCGCGTATTGAGCTTGGGTGCTGGGGCTCCATCCTAGTGCCTTGGGGTAAGCGAGTCGCAACGCCGCAACATTAGAAGGGCAATCGGGTTTAGCTCGCTCTTCCACCGCCTTCCGCTGCTTATCAGTCAACTTCCGCCGCGATGGGTCTATCTTAGGTTTCTTTCTGGCCATACATACTATTCCTGGGTTATCCGCTCTGCACGTCACGCGCGTCTGGCTTGTTTAATCACTATAATAACTCATTTCGCCGATCTGTCAAACTATTCTTTTTTGACCCTGAGACGAAATAAAATTAAATAATCTTGCATTAACCCCTTGCAATGCGTTCAGAATGAATGTACGTTATTATCAGAACTTAAACCAACCAAAGGAGAACGCAAGATGGTTAAGAAACTCGCAGAAATGGCAGACTTCGCACGGACTTTCAAAACAGAACAGGGCGTAATCATGAAAGGACACACACCTTCATTTGAATTCTTCTTTCTAACGGCGCAAGCATTGACCCTTTCACATGACCACGAATACACATACGGGGAGATTAAGGAAGCTCAGGCCATTGTAGACGCGATGCCAGTCAAATAACTCCACCCAACCCCGAGCGGCGCGGGTAATCGCCGTAAAGGAGATGTTATGTCGCATTACGACCAGAGTCGCACAATTGCGAAGGTGATTAACCACGAGGGATGCAGTAGGCTTGACGCCATAGACCTTATAGTTATGGTGAGTGACGATATGTTGTCGCACGGATGGCTCGCAAAAGGCCGAAAACACCTAATGAGAAAAAGAGAGATACTTGGGTGTATTGGGTTGAACTCCAATGACCAGCAAGGAATAAAAGAACTTGCCACAACTGTGGATCGCCTGCATTGGAAATCACCATGAGCAAAACAATCCAGGAATACCGCGCGGCCCTCGGCATGACGGTTGCAGAGCTGCTTAAGGCTACAGGCTGGAGCCAAAGCACCTACGACCGTATCAGCAAGGGACAGCGCCAATTAACGAAACTTGAACACCTCGCACTGGACAGCATGCCAAGGAAACGCGGGCGGAAGAAAGGGAGTGGAAAGCTATGAGTGATATTATGTTATATGTTGTCGGCATTGGTGTACCTGCTATTATTGTTATACCACTATTATGGCTGCTTGGTAAATGGGTAGAGCATGTTATGATGAAGGATGTAAGAAAGCGTGCAAAAGAAGGAATCGATAGACTTAATAAATTGAAAATATAGCTGATTGATTAGCAGTAAACAACATTTGCCGCCTTGAGTGTAAAAGCTTGAGGCGGCTTTTTTAGGTACACATTGGATTTCCCTCTGTTTTCTCACTACGTGAGACGCTATTGATAATCGTTTATCATTATCGATAATTTCGGTGTCTTTTTTCAAGTCCGTCTTAACATGTGCTAATTTGGGCAAATTTTTTCGACGATTCCGCCTCGGCTGTCGATCTTAAAATAGAGGAATTGCTTGAATTTTGGGGGATTTTCAGTATATTAGATACAATTCTCTCAAACCTGGATAGGATAGTTCAGACTGCTTACTTCTTATTCCACAGATCAACAATGAACTTCTGCCCTTTCTCCGTCCATTTAAGTTGTTTGTAGGATCTACAGCTTTCTGATCCCTCGATGGTTCCGGTCAAAATGTCGTCATATCCCTTTCTCTGGTATTTCGCGCAAAGAACCCAACACCCGCTAACTTTTCTCTGGACTGATTTTTCAACCAGGAATCGATTGAGTTTTATGGCAGACATTCCGAGTTGTGCGGCGATGACAGTTGTTGCATATGAGTTTTTGCTTGCCAGTACGTCGTCTGTATACTTTGCCTTTGGCTCAATTTCCTTGATATGCGTTATCTGTGCTTCAAGAACCTGCTGAGACTCTATGAGTTTTTCCTGAGAATCGGCCCACGCACGAGCTGCCTCGACTGCATTGGTGAAATCTGGAAGTGCTGCAAGCTTCTTCAATCCCTTCTCACATTCGATAAAGTATCGACGAGCCTGCTTGCCTCTCTCATTGGCTTCAAGCATCGCCATCTCTTTACCCATTGACAGAGTGAATGCATACTCTTTTCGAGGTCGGCCGCCTTTTTCGCTTGCGTTGGAAAAACACTCATAATCAACACCTTGTGTAAACTCATAGTCGAATATTCGCTGCGATATCCAATCTGCAAACTTGCTGCTTACCTGAAGGAATTCATGCAAGTCTCTCGCGTTTACGGGGAATTCATCATTTCCGGTGGTGTTGAGGGGGATGAGTTGGTTGTCTGTCATGGTAATTACTCCATAAAAAATGCCGCCCAGGGTCGAAGTTGGCGGTTAAGCCAGTCCTGAACAGCATAAAAATTTCTCAGCGACTTCGACCTCGCTAGTTGACACTACCATAATCGAATCCGCGCGGTTGTCAACACGATCAAAGAAAAAGCCGCCCATCTAAATAATGGACGGCCTGGATATGGGATACCGGGGAATTTTGGGGCTTTCTCACGGGATCGAACCGTGGACATTTTCCTTACAAAGGAAACGCTCTACCATCTGAGCTAAGAAAGCACGTGACCAATGCTCTCACATTAAGCTACAGGGTTTTTTAGTCCCTTGCTCGGAATTTAACCGAGATCGTTGGTCTTGGTGGACGCGCCGGGGATCAAACCCGGGTCCTGCAAAACTTCCATCACGTCATTGTACATGCTTTTGCAACCTAATTTTACGCCAATGTGGTTTGTCTCACTATCAGCAACAGACAGATATTATACACCATACTGTGAGGGTGCTGCGTATCACTACGACTTTCGCCCTATTCATGAGCGTTAATAGCCCTAGGTCGTGCTCGACCCCTTACCAATTTGACAACCGTTCAATATGGCGAAAACGTTAGCTCAATCTGTGACTAAGCTACAGCCAGCATTTGCTGGCCTGGGAACATAATTGGTTTAGCAATTATTTGTTTGATAGACGATTAACGAGGCCAACTATCATCCTCGGCATGTGACTATGATTTCCACTGAACAGTCGAAGTCATGTCGCGCCCAATTTTGAAAGAACTCTATGAAAAAGGCTACCCCGCCCGAAGACGGGACCCCAAACATAATTGCAACTGCCTCTCGGCGGTTTGGTAACGGGGGACGGATTTGAACCGCCGACGACAAGGCTATGAACCTCGCTTTCTACCATACTGAAATACCCCGATACTTTGAATTGACTGGCTTTCCCAGCCTTGATACATAATAAAACCTCTGTGAACATTGTCGTTCAGATATAATTAAAATGTATTACCACCATAGCCAAGAACGCGTTGATTGTCAAGAAAAAGATTGACAAAAACATTTGCGGGCACTTGACATTGTACAGTTTGAGCTTACTTTAACATTAGATTTTAACACAAACCAAGGAGTAGCATCCAATGAATAAAGTAAAGCAAACCTCTTGCCTGATAGGCAATCCATTCTCTATCTTTGTATTGCGCGGAGACCACTATAAGTCGGTCCCGAATACGCCGAAAAACAGATCGCTTAACTTCAATCGCCTTCACATTGAAGACCTGCGGAATCTTGACCGCCTTCATACTGATGTTCGTATCTTGGAGACTTATTAACATGCCAATAGTCGCCGCCATCCCCTTCATCCTTCTCATCTGGGTAAGCGTGGCCTGCTACGTTCTCCCGGATGGCAAGAAAACTTACGGAGCACTGAGTAAATGAATTATGCAACCATATGTAGCGGAATAGAAGCGCCTTCTGTAGCTTGGCCTGGCTGGGATCCTGTATTTTTCTCTGAAGTTGAACCATACCCCAAGGCAGTATTGAAGCATCACTATCCCAACGTTCCGGACTTGGGAGATATGACAAAAATAAACGGAAAGGAGTATCATGGAACAATTGACGTTATTCTCGGAGGAACCCCCTGTCAAGGATTCAGTAACGCCGGAAAAAGAAAAGGCTTGGATGATGAGCGTTCTGGGCTGGCAAGGCACTTCATTAGACTTGTTTCGGAAGTTCGCCCCCGGTGGGTGGTTTGGGAAAACGTGCCCGGTTGTTTTTCATGCTGGTCAGATGAAACGCATAGTGAAGAGTGTAGCTGTGGATCATGCGACAGCGGAGTCCAAACGAACGATTTTGAAGCCTTCACCAGTGAGTTGGAAAAATGCGGGTATGGTATCGCCTATAGAGTGCTTGACGCTCAATATTTCGGAGTACCACAGCGCCGCCGTAGAATCTTCGTTGTCGGATATCTTGGAGACTGGAGACCTTCCGCAGCGGTTCTATTTGAGCGCCCGAGCATGTCAGGGAATCCTAAACAGAGCGGAAAAGCGGGGGAGAAATCTACCGAAGCGTTTGAGATTGGCCCTTCTGGAGGTCGAAGTAAAAACGGGCCGATGCAGAATCAAGTAAGCACTGCAATTATAGAGCCATTGACAACCAGGCCATACTCAGATCGTGGAACTGCTGATGAATCTAAGCTAGTTGTTGGAACTCTTTGCAGCAATGGTAAAGCATCTGGTTCGGCGACACAACAAGACGCAGAAAACAATATGCTTGTGTGTGTTGATTCTCGCCAAGATCCTGATACGGCCGAGAATCTTTCCTTGCCGTTGAATGCAAACCTTCCAGTTCACACGATTGCATTTGCACAAAATCAGCGTCTAAATCAAGGCATGTCAGTCCGTAGACTTACACCAACAGAGTGTGAAAGGCTTCAGGGATTTCCTGATGGATACACTGATATAAGATTTGGTAAGCTTCCCAAGTATGATTCCCTATGTGCTGATTCTCATAGGTATAAGGCGCTTGGAAATAGTATCGCCGTTCCTGTTCTGGAATGGATTGGAAAACGAATTGAAATGGTAGAGGAACTAATGAAATGACAATCATCAAACTAATTGGAATCGCGGTAACGCTGTTGACGCTTATTCTTGTTGCGAAAGACATCTTTGATTTTTTCGCGAATAAGTTTCGCAAGCCGTTCATCCTGGACCGGGACAAACCTAAACACGTAAGTAACATAAAGGAGTAGTCATTATGGAAAGATT